GATGAATTATGATTTCGACTGGCAAAGATACTTCTATCACTACCCGAAGCCCCACTTGAAGATTTTTGAACACACAAACCCGAGGCCATATTTTGTTATACATGCAGCATCAGACAACCTAGCAAATAACCATAGGATGTCAAAAAAATACCTAAACGAACTAATAAACAATATTCCTAGCATTTACGACATCTTCGTGCTGTCAACCAAGTCAACCAAAGGTTTTATCAGAGCAAACTTCAAAGAAGACTCTCGGGTGAAAATTTATGAAAAAAATATCACAGAAGTTATTAGACTAGTAAAAGGTTGCGCAGGAATGTTTGCAATTGACTCTGGTATAAAATACTTCGGATACACGTTCAACAAGCCCACCCTAACATGGGCAAAAGAAAGTAAACAACCGCACTCCTGTCTGCCAGCGTTTCAGATGAGATGGCTGACCTTCCCTTCTTTAATTTTTCCATTACAGCACGACGCAAAATACCTTGTTGAATGCATGCAAAACCTAATCAACTCTAACAACTTAATACTTGCCCCTCATTTAACCCAAAGCGAAATCGACAAAACTCTCATCATAAGGAGGCTGCAAGAGTGAAAGTTGCGCTATGGTTTAGCGGCAAACTAGGCAACTGGAAAGATTGCTATGAGTCAATTTTTGAGAATATTATATGGCCATTAAAGCCTGATATATTTGTCACAACCTGGGACGATCAGCCGTCCTACGACTTCTGTCAACATTACAAGCCAGTCAAACAGCAGATCTTAAACTTCGAAGACACGATGAAATTCTTGGGGCCCACAGGCAATCTTCCATGCCAACCAAACGCAGGACTAATACCAATGCTTGCAGGAATCAAAGCCTCAAACACCATATTCCAGAACTACGCCTTACTAAAAAAAAATAATTACGACTTAGTGATAAGGCTTAGGCCAGACATACAAGTATTAGAGCAAATAAAAAAGCACGAAATAAAAGATTGTTTAAAAAATAAACATATCAGGCTACCATTATTTGAGAGTACTAATATCTATAATCATGAAGTAGAAATTAAAAATGAATTTAGTTTTAGCTTCATAAACGAAAAAGCATCCCTACCAAACCAAATCAACGATCAACTCGCAATCGGACATCCAGACCAAATGAACAAATACGCTAATTCCTTATCAAGCATGGCAACCGCCATAGGCATCATGTGGGAAAGCGGGTACCCAGAATACATGATTAAAGTGCCTGAATCAGTAATGACAATGTGCCTCAACCTACAGCAATGCAAATACAAACAACTCACAGGCACCAATTCTTTCGGAAACATAAAAACTGTATTAATTAAAGACGGAAAAAAATGGCGCAACAAAGGACACAACTCAATTGAAATAAAATGATCAAACAAATCATATTTGACTTAGACGGAGTTTTAATAAATTCAAGAGAATTACATTTCGAGGCGTTCAACGGAGCAATAAATAACGTTTGCCCAGAATACAGCATCTCAAAAGAAGAACATTTATCAACATACGACGGACTACCTACGACAAGAAAGCTTGAGTTGCTAACGAAAAACAAAGGTTTACCCAAAGAGGCGTATGACGAAATATGGAAAAAGAAACAAAGAATTACTCTTGCCATGATGGAGACCTACGAAAGAGACGAAAAACTCAACTCCATATTACGCAGGCTCCAAGAAAAAGGCATAGAGATGTCGGTAGCCTCAAATTCCGTAAGAGAGAGTATCATTACGGCTCTTCACCACAAAAAAATTCTTCATTACTTTTGGCACATCATGTCAAACCAAGACGTGCTGAGGCCAAAGCCTAACCCCGAAATGTATTATAGAATTATGATACAGTCAGGAATACCATCTAGACACACGCTAATCCTAGAAGATTCCAACAAGGGAAGGGAGGCTGTACTAAATTCAGGAGCACACCTTGGGGCTATCAAAGACCCAGAAGACTTAACTTATGAAAAAATTATGAACTATATAAATAAAATAGAAAACAAACCGTACGAAAAAACAAAATGGGAAGGCGAGGGCATGAACATTCTTGTTCCAATGGCGGGGGCAGGAAGCAGGTTTGAGCAAGCAGGCTACTCATTCCCGAAGCCCTTGATTGACGTGAAGGGCAAACCAATGATCCAGACAGTTGTGGATAGTCTAAATATAAACGCAAACTATATATTTATAGTCCAAAAATCGCATTACGAAAAATATTCACTGCAACACACCTTAAACTTAATAGCCCCAAACTGCAAAATTATACAAGTTGACGGAATGACTGAGGGCGCAGCATGCACCACGCTTCTAGCTAAAGACTTAATCAACAACGACCAACCGCTATTGATAGCAAACTCTGATCAATACTTAGATTGGGACAGCAACCAGTTTATGTACTCAATGATCGGAGATGAAATTGACGGAGGAATACTAACATTTCCGTCTTGCCACCCAAAGTGGAGCTATGCAAAGCTTTGCGATAATGGATTCGTAACAGAGGTCGCAGAAAAAAAAGTCATAAGCGATCACGCTACTGTAGGAGTTTATTACTTCAAGAAAGGCTCGGACTACGTATCAGGGGCTGAGGAAATGATCAGCAAAAACATAAGAACAAACAATGAGTTCTACGTTTGCCCAGTATACAATCAGTGTATATATAATGGAGGAAAATACAAAATCTTCAATATTAGCGAGGAATCAATGTGGGGCTTAGGAACCCCGGAAGACCTAGCTTATTTTTTACAAAACCATGAAACTAATCGCCCACAGAGGGAACTACAAAGGGGCTAACAAAAGCAAAGAAAACCAACCTAGCTACATAGAGGAAGCTATACATGCAGGTTTTGACGTTGAGATTGACGTATGGTACCAAGATGGACTTTATTTGGGACACGACAACCCTGAGCACGAAATAGACCTAGATTTTCTTATGCGTTTCCACAACTCCTTATGGATTCACTGTAAAAACGTATTTGCGCTATCCACCCTTTCAGACCTGCCAGAGCTAAATGTCTTTTGGCACGAAAACGACGCTTACGCACTAACGTCCCAAGGGTTTATATGGACATTTCCACACTGCAAGGTGTGCGAAAAATCCGTAGTAGTAACAGATAGCGCAAAGTACATGCAGTTTCAAGATTGCTATGGAGTTTGTGCGGACAAACTTATTTAATATGAATAACGAAGAATTACTTAGGTTCTGGAAATCTCTACTCCCCAAAATGGAATCCCTAGAGAACTCCCTAAGTATAGTTGTTCAAGGGCCGCTTCACGAAAGGCTCAACGAATCGCTTCCGCATTATATTAAAATAGTAGAAAAGCTCCAGCACATAGTAGAGTTCGACGGAAAAGTAATGGGTGAGGTAGTCGTATCCTACTGGGATAACGACAACGAAAAGATAATTAAAAACTTCAAGGAACATGATGCAGTCAAGCTGGTAAAAAACCATCGATCAAAAATTCCAGAGTACATACATAAAACAGGCTCGAGGGGAGCAGCCCCATGGATATTGCAAAATTACACAACACTAAAAGGTATCGAAAGCTCCACGGGAAATATATGTATCAAGGTAAGGTCAGACGAGATATACCCAAGGCTTGATGTCTTTTATAAAAAAATTAAAGAAAATCTTCACTCAGAAGAAAACGCGAAATTTTTCACTAGCGACATATTTTTTAGGGCGGACAAAGAGGAAAAGTTTCACATTTCTGACCACATAATAGGCGCCGTCAAGTGCTTTATGAAATCAGCCTTCGAAACCTCCATAAGAGAATGCAAAAACAAAAGGATATTAAACTACTCGTTTCCAGAACAATTAATATGCCACTCAATACTCAGAAGCAGAGGAATAAAAACAAAAGACTATAAATCAAAGGAAATAATGAAAAACAACTTCGAAATAGTACCAATCAATACAATGCTCGGATCAATATGGACATGTAGCTACAGAAAATACGACAAACTAAAATCGCAAGAAGCTGGCTGGCTGCAAGATATAAAAAATATCTAAAAATACTTGTTAACAATTAACGATTTTAGTTGTAATTATATACTCACTATGTTAAACTTAAATATATTATAAAATGCAAGTAAAAAAAAGAAATGGAAGACTAGAAGGCTTTAATGTTGACAAAATTAACAAATGCGCAGAAAGAGCGTGCGAAGACATACCGAATGTATCCGCCAGCGAGATCATCCTTGACGCACAATTACAGCTTTTCAACAAAATAACTACCGCAGAAATAGACCAGGCTCTAATATTTTCAGCGCGAGACAAGATTTACAAAGAGCCCAATTATTCATTTGCCGCGGCAAGGCTTTTGCTAAACTGCCTCTACAAAGAAGCATTTAAAGAAGGAGCAGACTCAGACATTCTGGAACTTCAGTACAGAAAGTGTTTCGTGCAAAACGTAAAGCAGCTAGTAAAATCCAAAAGACTAAGCGAAAGAATGCTTGAGTTTGATTTAAAGCAGTTATCAGAAGCCTTAACAATCAACAGGGATCAAGACTTTAAATATCTAGGAATCAAAACCCTGCATGATAGATACTTCATAAGGTCAGAAGGAAAAATTATGGAGTCTCCGCAGGGTTTCTGGATGAGGGTTGCCATGGGCATGTCTTTAAATGAAGAGAACAAAAACGAAAGAGCAATAGAATTTTATAATTTAATGTCTCAATTCCTGTACACCCCTTCTACCCCGACGCTATTCAACAGCGGCTCGGTAAGGTCGCAATTAAGTTCATGCTACCTCAACACCTTTGACGATAGCATAGACGGAATCTTTGACGGAGCCTGGCAAGAAGCCAGAAAATCTAAATACGCAGGAGGATTGGGTCTAGACGTAACGCCATTCAGGTCCACAGGCGCCCACATAGAGGGCACAAATGGAATATCTAGCGGATTAGTTCCTTGGTTAAAAATTTTCAACGACTTACTAATTGCAGTAAACCAAGGGGGCAAAAGGCCTGGCGCGGGCTGCGCTTACCTAGAACCGTGGCACCTAGACTTCGAGGACTTCCTAAACCTGAGAAGGAACACTGGCGACGATAGACTTCGCTGTCACGATATGAATACAGCAGCATGGATCCCGGACGAATTCATGAGGAGGGTTAAAAACAATCAAGACTGGTATTTCTTTGATCCAAGCGAAATGGTATACGAAGACGGAAAAACACTGCACGATTATTATGGCAAAGAATTTGACGATAGATACGAAGATGCTTGTCGTTCGGCAGAAATGGGTAGCATTAAAAACTTCAGAAAAACTTCGGCCAAAGAATTGTGGAAAAAAATGCTGAAGGTTCTATTTGAAACCTCTCACCCATGGAATACATTCAAAGACCCATGTAATATCAGGTATACAAACCAACACCAAGGGGTCGTGCATAGCTCAAACCTATGTACGGAAATTACGCTACATACAAAAGCCTCAACATATGACAAAGGTGAGAAACTAGAAACAGGCGAAACCGCAGTTTGCAACCTTGGGTCAATCAACTTAACAAATCACCTCAGGGAACATACAGATGTAGACGGAAATTCTCTTACAGGCTTGGACTGGACGAAGCTTTCAGAGACCACAATTACAGCAGTCAGAATGCTTGATAACGTCATTGACCTAAATTTCTACCCGACAAAAGAAGCGGAAAACTCCAACTTAAAGCATAGACCCGTAGGGCTAGGCATGATGGGATTACACGATGTACTACATAAACTAAATATTGTCATTGACTCAAAAGAAGGTGTTAAATTTAGCGACAAGCTGTTCGAAAATTATAGCAAAAACGCAATACTCGCTAGCTCAAAATTAGCCGCAGAAAGAGGAGCGTACAACAGCTACTCAGGATCATTATGGGATCAGGATATATTCCCAATAGACAGCTACAATAATTTAATGAGCTATAGAGGTAAGCCTAGCGCTCAAGAAAACCTAAGGGAATGGGAAGAAGTAAGGGCCAATGTCAAAAAGTACGGAATGAGAAACTCCAATGTAATGGCCATAGCGCCAACGGCAACTATTGGCTACATCAATGGGGTTGAACAAAGCATAGAACCCAACTTCTCAACCTTATTTGTTTATGAAAATAAATCGGGCAACTTCTACATTATCAACGAGCATTTTGTTAACGACATGAAAGAAGCTGGATTATGGAATAAGGATACAGCAGATCTAATTAAAAAAGTAGATGGAGACCTATCTAGACTCAACGGTGAAATCCCTCAAGAAATAAAAGATAAGTATAAAACTGTATTCAACAGAGATATGCTTACCCTAATTGAAGCCAATGCGGTTAGGCAAAAATGGATGGATCAATCAATCAGCTTCAACCTATATAACAATGGAACTTCGTTAAAATATTTAAACGATATATACATGGCAAGCTGGGAAGCAGGACTAAAGACGACATACTACTTAAGGAATCAGGCGGCAACAAAAGTAGAAAAATCTACAACCGACGACGCAGAGCCTAGCGCATGCAGCATTGAAGCGATGAAGAATGGAGAATCCTGCGAAAGCTGCCAATAATACTTGATTTTTTAAGGGCTTCCGTATACTATAAAGTATATGAAAACCTTAATTATATCTACTATTGCCCTTATGCTATCAGCAAGTATTTGCTACCCACAAAAAAAGCCAGCAACAAGCAAAAAAAACGTAGCCCAATTTCTTCAGGACATATCTGTAACAATAAAATCTGAAGGAAAGAGTAGTAGATCTGAAGGTTCAGGAGTTTTAATTAATCGAAAAATAGGAACAGAAGAAGTTTCCTTTGTATGGACGTGCGCACACGTAATTGATAACCTTAGAAACATCAGGAGCGTCGTAAACGAAAAAGGAGGCTCCGTAAAGATTGTGGAGTTTAACGACCCTAAAATTATTAAGGAGTTAGTTGAAGAAGGCAGAAGGGTTGGGGAAATTAAAATGGACGCAAAGGTTATCAAGTACAGCAACTACACGCACGGACATGACCTAGCTCTATTAATGGTTAGAGCTAGGAATTACGGAAAAGCTAGCGCTAATTTTTACTTAAACAAAGAAGAGCCAATAATCCCCATTGGCTCTAGATTATTTCACGTCGGATCGTTGCTAGGGCAAATGGGCGCGAACAGCATGACTACAGGAATCATATCCCAAATAGGTAGGGTTGAAGACAAGGTAGAGTTTGACCAAACAACGGTTACGGCATTCCCTGGTTCTTCGGGCGGAGGGGTTTACTTAGAAAATGGGCAGTATGTAGGTATGATCGCTCGAGGAGCTGGGGAAGGTTTCAACTTAATGATACCAGTCAGGCGAATGATATCATGGGCAAAAGACAATGGCGTATTATGGGCTATAGACCCATCAGTAAAAACCCCACCCATCAAAGAAATTTTAGCAATGCCAATCGAAAGCTCGGGCCTTAAGATCGCTGAAGAAAGAAAGAGTAAAAACAAAAGAGAACTAGAATTTCTCATTAAAACAGAAACATATGAACCTAAGCCTTTATAAACCAAACAGTAAAAATAGCGGCTGCGCATTCAACTTTAGCGTCGGCCCGGGCACAAAAGGAGTGCCTTCGATATATTGCAGCGCAATACAACAGTTTAGCTGGGACAGCAACTCAAAGACAGCAAACTTCTCAAAAAATAGAGAAGACCCAGAAAAAAATATTAACATCAAATTTAATGAGTTTGAGATAGGGGCTATTATATCGGCGTTCAACAATCGATATGAATATAGCACCTACCACACGTTTGACGAAAACTCAACCTCTATAAAACTTACCCCGTGGGATAAAAGTCAAAAAACAAAAGACGGATCACAAGTAATACCCGCATTCGGGCTAGTTTTAACCAGAAACGGCAGTCAGACATTCAGGCTTCCCCTTGAGCCGGGCGAAATCGAAGCCTTAAAAATGTTATTCAGCAGGTATTTTGATGAGCTATTTACATTTTCAGACAACAGAAAAAAACAGACAGAAGAACCGAAGCCTCAAGCTAAACATAGCAACGAAGCTCCATTCTAATGTCTAAAAAAAAAATTCTATACCACAGCAATTGCTCTAGGGTATTTACTGGGTTTGGCAAGAACACTAAAAACATTTTATCCTATTTATTTAAAACAGGAAAATATGACATAGTTGAGGTTGCCAACGGGGTTAAAGAAAACTCTCCAGCGCTAGAACTTTTTCCGTGGAAATGCAGAGGTAGCTTCCCAGATGATAAACAGATAGAAAAAAAATGTGATGAAAACAACTCTATAAAAAGCCGAGCTGGATACGGACACTTAAGAATTGATGAAATCATCCTAGAAGAAAAGCCTGATATATACATAGGGTCTGAAGACATATGGGCATTTAACGGTTTCTGCGAAAAGCCTTGGTGGTCACACCTAAACACAATACTATGGGTAACCCTAGACTCAACCCCAATATTAGATACGACAGCTTCTACTGCGAGAAACACAGATAGATTCATCACATGGTCTAACTTTGCCCAAAAAGAACTCTCAGACGCAGGGGTTACAAACTCAGAATGTATACATGGTCCAATTGACCATGAAAACTTCTTTAAACTCAACAAAGAGCCAAGGGAAGAATTAAGAGCCAGGCATAAAATAAATAAAGACGACTTTATTATAGGCTTTGTATTCAGAAATCAGTTAAGAAAAAGTGTGCCCAACCTGCTAGATGGATTTAAAAAATTCAAAAACAGCAACCCAAAATGCAGAGCCAAACTATTACTGCACACAAATTGGCAAGAAGGATGGGATATACCTAAACTTATAAAGGAAAAAGAAATAAATAACAACGACATACTAACAACTTATTTTTGTGAAAAATGCAAGGATTATGTAGTTCAACCCTTTCAGTCGGATAACAAAAAAGACGGAGAGAAACAAGACTGCCCGCTATGCGGAGAAAAACAAACATTAAATACGTCAAGTGTTCACGTGGGCCCTAGCGAAAAACAACTAAACGAAATATATAACTTAATGGATGTATACTGCCATCCATTTACTTCAGGAGGTCAAGAGTTGCCCATACAAGAAGCAAAACTCTGCGAGCTAGTTACGTTGGTCACCGACTACAGCTGCGGCACAGACTGCTCTTCTGAGGCCTCAGGAGGAATGCCCCTTTCATGGAACGAATACAGAGAACCCGGAACACAATTCGTAAAGGCAAGCACATGCCCGCACAGTATATCCAGCAAGCTCACCAAAGCCTATAAGATGAATTCTTCAAAAAAATCTTACTTCGGTAAAACCGCCAGGGACTTTGTCATAAAAAACTACTCAATTGAGAGTTCGGCCGAAAAGCTAATGAAAATTATAGACAACATGGACGTCACAGACAAGTTTAAGATTGACGCGGAATATTTAAAACCAAATCTCAACTACCCCATGCCTCAGGACTGTAATGACGAAGAGTTTATATTAAAAACATACAACAACCTATTGAAAGTACAGCTCAGAAAACACTCAGAGGTATTTGAGTTTCTTATAAAAAAAATTCAAAACGGAACATCTAGAAAAAAAATATTTCAAGCATTAAAAAACAACGCAAAGCGACAAACAGAATCTAACGAAAAAAAAGAAACAGACATATCTCAATACCTGAACGACTCAGACAAGGGCAGAAGGTTAGCGCTAGTCCTCCCTAAAAGCATAGGAGACATATTTATGGCAACAAGCCTATTACCAGACTTAAAAAACACATATAAGGATTACAACATATATTTTATATGCCAAGAGCAATATCATCAAGTACTCGACGGAAACCCATATATACATAAGGTTTTGCCATTCACGCCAGATTGCCATGACGCAATATGCCTTGAAGGTTTTAGCGGCAGGCCCGACAGAGATGACTCAGAGGGCGTATTTGACATAGCAATCCTGCTACATATCAACAACCAAAGAGTTTTAAACTATACCAGAAACGGTTTGGATAAAATTTCACTAGACCTATGCACCTAATAGAAAACTACGCATTAACTGCGGGCTGCAAAATATCTCAGCCGCACATAGAACCCTTATTCTACCCAATGGAGGCGGAGAAATACATAACTATTCACGGAGGCTCAGGCATGGCGTCAAAGAATTATTCTTATTTCGAAAATGTAATTAAACTAATAAAACCCGAACTAGAAAAGCAAAACATAAAAATATTTCAAATAGGAGAAGAAAACGATCCAAAAATTAAAGGGACAGAAAGTCTTCTCGGCAAAACGCAATTAAGACAAACTTTTTTTATCCTCAAAAACGCAATACTACACCTCGGCAACGACTCTTTCTCGACACACGTATCAGCCTTTTACAGAACGCCCGTGGTAGCGCTATACGGTCCAGTAATCGCAAACACCTGCAAGCCATACTGGGGAGACGAAAGAATACAGTCGCTTATATCGCCAGATTACTCATATAGAAAACCTTCTTTTGCCATTAAAGAAGACCCTAAAAGAGTAGATGAAATATTTCCCGACTATGTGGCAAGCGAATGTTTGAGATTACTAAACCTCAACAACCCCTATGACCAAAACAAGCCAGTTCACCTCGGCAGGTCTTTTCACACTCAAGTTATTGACGTTGTTCCCGAGTGTGGTCCGCCAAGCAACATACAAATATCCGAAGGAAGCTTGGTAAACCTAAGGCTAGATTATACAGATGCGCCGTATAACGTAGAGACTTGGCTTTCGCAATACAAATGTACCATATTCTCAGATAAGGAAATAGAACTAGACATCTTAATAAAACACAAACACAACATCAAGAGAATATATTTATATATATCAGACAATACATCAGAAGAATTTATTCATAAAATTATATCAACAGGAATAAAATTTAAATTACTTTATGCAGGAGAAAATATATCATCAATTAGATTAAAATTCTTTCATCAAAATATTTATCAACATGAAAAGCTATCAAAAAAAGATCTTGACAATCCAGAGGAATTATGCGATAATTGTACATACTATGAATCCAGTCTCAACATTATCAAGGACAATAAAATTTACCCATGCAAGTCGGCACTCGATTTAGGAATAGAAAAACAGAACATAGATAAAATAATCAACAACGAAGTTTTTTATCAAGAAATAGACTATTACAAAATTTTTAAAAATGACAACAAAAACTAAATCCAAGAAAGACTATGGCCCAAATGTATATTTAAGAAACGAACACGGGCTCTTAGAAAACGCAGACTATCAATTTAATACAGACGGCTCGGTTAACTGGCGAGCAATGATCGATCCCTCACATCTATTTCCGAATAGAGATTGGTTCAAAATGAGAAAAATGGACATGCCGAATTCCATCGAAGGCCTAAAAGATCACCAGCTTCTTATCAAACTTAGCGGCATAAAAGAACTCGCAAGGTTAAGAGGCTTTTCGGACATTCATTATGAAACAGTTAAATGCGAGCATGATCATGTGGCGGTCATTTGCAGAATCACATTCATACCAAACTATGAAACAGGAGGCAACCAAGTAGTGTTTCAAGACATGGCCAACGCAACAATCCACAACACCAGCGATTTCGGTCAAATTTTCCTTGAAACGATAGCGTGCAACAGAGCTTTTGTTCGATGCGTAAGAAACTTTTTAAATGTTCATATCGTTGGAGATGATGAAATCAACAAAAACAACAAGCCCAAGGAAACCCAAATGGCTCAAAATTCTGGATTAACGCCACACTCGATACTTAGTGCTGCAGCACAAAACAAACTAAACTGCGCATCATTTGACGATTTCAAACACGTCTTAAGGGATTGGTGGAGAGAAGAAAAATATAGAAACGAAGATATTAGCGGCTGGGAAAGATGGGAAGACATTCCTGCGTCAGAATCAAGAGTTCTTCTTAAGCTCGTTAATGGTTGACTCAAGAGACTCAATTTTTTCGCCTAAAGATTTTATACATTCCACTAAAAGAGGAACAATCTTTTCGTATTTAACAGCCTTACTGCCAGACTCTCTTGAAGAGACAACCTCAGGCAAAACAAGCTCAACCTCTTGAGCTATCAATCCAACGTCTCTTCCAGAGTAAATGCTTTGATTGTCTTTCCAGTCGAAAGCAACGCCTCTAAGCTTCTTGACCTTATTCATAGGTTCAGATATTAATGATATATTTTCTTTGTATTTTTCGTCTGACAATGCAAACGAAATAACGTCGCCAGTAAAGTAAGCCCCGCCATCAGCAGCAAAGAACAGCCTAGTCAAAGCGTCTGTACTAGATCCGGCGAGATAAGGGTTTCCAAAGTAGAACGCGTTTTGCATTTGTTCTACGGTTGTTAACTTAAAGTTTGAACCGAATATGGCGCATGTATTTGCGCTATAGTTGCCAACAAGTTCGTTGTTATTACCAAATATGTTAAGGGCTACAACATTTCCGGTATTATTATAATTATCACTAGAAGTTTCGCTTGAGCCAATAACTTTATTTGCATTGCCTAAGAAAACCGAAGACGTTGTATTGTATAATACATTATCAGAACCTAGCACGGTCAGCTGAGCATCTTTGTTGCTAGCTGAGTCTGCCCACGCTATTGTATTACTAGACCCTAAAGCAGATACAGCAGAGTATAAGCTTAAGGAAGATCCTCCTTCGTTGTCCACAATATTTCCTGCGCCTCCCACAACAGCGTTTTTTAAACCACTTAAAGAAGTTGAGGTTGATGCAACAATCAATGAGTTTTTTGAATTATGAATAGAATTTCCTTTTCCTCCGATGATCGAGTTATGAGAAAACAGCTGAGTAGGATTATCAGAGTCGCCAAGATCAACCAAGCTAAGCATGCGCTTCATGGTTGATAGCGTTTTAGCGGTATTATCAATGCCCGATGCCCAATTTCCGAGCTGCGCACGAGCGGTTGTAGTTTTTGTCCACGTTTCTCCTTCAACACTAGCAACGTTGTCCCTAATGCTCAACGCGGCGTCTTGAGCTTCCGCAATTGTATACATCCTCCCAGAATTAGGCGCAGGGTAAGCTGGCAAGGTGGCGTCACCCCAGTTTTCTCCGGCATCAGGCAAACTTTTCTTGCCATCCCTCCAAGCTTTAGAAACGCTCTCTAAGGCAACCACTCTTAAACGATCTTCAAGACCCACTTTTAAAAGCATCCATTCCCCTCCGTTGGCAGCCTTACTATAAACATACATCCAAGGAAAAAAGTTGCGATCAATATAAACCAAATATCCATTCAAATCGGAACTTCCAATATCAACGTACTGCTGCAGGTTTGGCAACCCATCGTAGTAGCCCAAGTGTTCAGTTTCAATTTCCTCTATAGGAATTTGCCCCAACCAATAACATCCAACAGGGGCACACAGGGGCACCAAATAAATATCCTTCGTATCCCCATTTTGCGATGCAATATTAAAAGAATCGCATCTATAAATAGGAGTAGTGGCTCGACCGCCATTAGCAACCCTCCACTTTAACACCAAAGGAAGCCTATTTTGGCTGGCGGGTAAAGTTAACTGTATAAATGGATTAAAGGCGGCGTATGGATGATCTCCGGCTTCCAAGTAAGGATCCTTATTTGGATCACTATAATCAGCAAGCCAAGCATCGGTTGGAAATGTCAAGCTTGCTCTTTGAGCTCCGTTAACCAACTCAAGAATCATTTGTTTATACATTGGGCTAGTTGCTGTATTTGCCATTTGATACGCCTCGTGTGTTCCCCACAAATTGCCATACCAAGCATGAGTGCTGGGATATGCACTATTCCACTCAGCGAAATAGTTTGACTGAATGAGTCTTGCTCTGTAATCGCGGCTAATATCAACAATAACTTCAGAAGACCAAGGAGAAGCAGGCAGGTGGCCTGCCCCGGAGGCGGGGTTCATTCCGTAAGTATCGTTAGCAGCATTATTACCCAAGGTTTGATCCTTCCACGCTTGAGTACTAACATCACCAGATCCTATGACATTACCTTGTCCATTCAAAATGCTTCCGTAGTCACTTTTACTTATTACATTACCAAACCCAGTTCCAATAACACCATGATCAGAATTCACAATCTTATTTGCTCTACCACTTAATATAGCATTAAAAGAATCTGTTTTACCATCTGTATTTAATATACCATTAGCAAAACCAGAACCAATAAATGAAAAATCATTATCTAAAATATAATTACCATAACCAGAACCAATAAAAGAAAACTTACCAAACAAACTATTGTGTGCGCCACCAGTGATAGTGGAACATAAATTATCTTTTGTGTCAGTGATATAGTTAGCAACGCCGCCACCGCAGAATATTTGACCACCAAGCAACTTGTCGTTACTAAACCCAACATGATTAATTGCATGATCCGTTCCGACCCCGATTGATATTGTGCCGCTATCATTTATTGAGCCATTAATAACGGAACCAAACAGCTCAAGTCTTAACCCGTTCCAACGAACAAAGTTGCCGGTAGGACTATACAACTCAAGCATTGGCAAAGCGTTAGGAACATTAAACGTGCTGCCGTCCGCATATGTAATAGGGTTGTTGGGGTCATTAAAAATGCCATCAGGACACAGTCTTAGATCGTGATAACCCAAATAAAAGCCAGGCTCTCTTACGTATGGAATCTTCCAAGTGGTAACGTGAGGCTTGGGGTCGAGACCTTGTGCTGTCGTGGAAGAGAACTTATCAGTATTATCAGGGTCATTAGGGTCAATAAAATACTGCAAGGTAACCCCATTAACTTCAGTTATATTTCTTAATGCGGCCTGGTTTGCATTAGCCTCCCTGTCATCATAACCAGAGGATGTTCCAGGATCAATCACGGCAACAGGATAGGAACCTCCTATTGATGAATTTAAATCAACTTTTATTCCGCCAGCCCCAGGAGTAAAACTTGAATCAGACAGCTGGCTCGCAACAAACCCCTGGTACGGATCGTCTTTGCCAGTAACAATACCTCTCTTGACAAATACATCGTCAGCAAGAAGAAGGTTGGTAGAAACAGATTCAAACTGAGCACCAAATTCAGCCCAGATTTTAGAGCTGCCGCTTGGAACAAAAGAGTCGTTTGTGTCGTTTTCATTGCTTCCAGGAGGATAAGTTCCTTCGTATATTTCAGAAGTAAAACCTAAGCCGTAGTTGCCATTAGGATACGTAACGCTTCGAACAGTCCTATTGTTTGTTTTTCTGGTAATAATATCTTCCCCCCAAGCAAACTCTTCGGCACCCTCCCTAGCCAACCAATAGTCTCCGTCATAGTATACAATGTCACGGCGCTCTTTGGTTCCAAAATAAGTTTCATCCGCTTTCCAAGTTCCTCGGTATGTTGTTGTTGCACCAGTTGGGCCGCTCTTTCTTGCGGTAATTATTTTATTAACAGTTTCACTTTGAGCTCCGTCAGTTTTCCAATAGTCCTTAGTATCATATACGGTGATATCTATAGGGATTGATATCTGACTTTCAAAATCAAAGTATTTTTCATTAGAAGAGGTGCCGTCCTTAAAAAATGTTATTGCAGCATCAATGCTTTTTTGACTGTGGTTTCCATATTCAGAATTAACATAATCATAAAGAACTTTATGACTAACTTTAAACACGTCTGCGTCAGGTATATTGTCTAAATCAGGATCGTTAGGAACTGTTGGGACTAGGCCAAGAACAGAAGTTAGATTTGTTCCTGCGTGGCCGCCTTCGCCAGCCTGCTGGGTTGTGTACTTTCTAATACCAGGAACGACATCTCCGGTATTAGCAATAAAAATTCCATGCTTCATGGGTTCAGGCATCTCCGCATATGCAACAAGTTGGTGACCAGCATTAAAAAGAGCAAGGTGAAAACCTTCTGGCAACGAAGGCTGCTCAGAAGGCTCGGAAAGGCATATATACTTCACGTCCTGGTCAGCAGGAATATCGTCGTCTGTTCTCTTGGTGATTGTAGACTCCATGGAACCTCCGCCTTCGTATGTTGACGACATTTCGCGAACATAATTTCTAATATCGAGAGAATATCCGTATGTATCGTAATAGCATCCTAGAGAAGTATAACTCGATATTGCAGTGTCTGCGTTCCATCTAATTTTGTCCTTATTTTCATTAGCGGCCCCTATGGTGTTATCAAGAGTAAAATCAGTCCCATTAATTTTAATATAAGTTGGAGCTAAACAGGCCCGATCAAGACCTATGTAAGCTTCGATTGTGGAAGTTAAAGAATCTACCGTAACAATAACTTCAGTTGCACCTTCGGATGTTATGGGGATTTCTGCGTTAAGATTATCGGTAAACAAAGTAACCGTACTCGAACCATTGTTTATCTCAACAACAGGAAGTTCTTCTGTGTCAGTATATGTTCTATTCGGAGTATTATCCCCAACATCAATTCTGGCCAATGGCTGACCTACTTTTGTATAAGTAGTTTTTATTTTTATTTTGTCTGCGCCAATCCTAGACTGAGACACGGGAATATAGTACATGTATTCTTTGCCAATATCCTGGGTTGTATCAATATAATTATTATAGTTGCCCTGCCAGTCGCTGCCATCCGAGGGATCAGCGTCAGGAAGAGCATTCCATTGGCTTTCAGTTATGATACTGCCGTTTTGAACATGAACATATACGGAAGATTCGAAGAAAAACCATTTAGAGCCTTGGTGATAAACAAGAGGCTTACTCGAACCGCTTACAGGCGCACCTACCGTGTATCTCTCGATAAGCTTTCTTGCTTCTGTTTTACCTGAATTAGGATAGCAGTTTCCAGTATTAGCGCCATTCAGGAATGCTGCGTCAACAACATAACCTTCTGAAGGAATCAGCTCAAACTGAGTATTACTGCTCGCAGTTGCATCTTCATGAAATTCATCAGAAACATTTTCAGTTCCAAGAAATATTTGCATCGGAACAATATTTTCAGCTCGATCCAGGTCTCCAATCTTTTCATATTGCCTAGAATAAGTAATCATTTTGCGCAACAGATTTAATCTTATTGCGTGATCAATAGGTTCTGCAGTGTTTATATAAACCTCGCTAACACCGTCAAGCACATCGTCCAAGCCCCACCTGTTTGGGCCGCCGCTGCCAGTCGACACAGAGTCAGCCTTATCATCTACTGTTGAATTGTCTGACTCAACGGTTCGATTATATGTCTGTAGCAATCTCGCCCTAATTTCTATTTCGCTGACATGCAGTGAATTATCAAAATCTAAATCCAACCTAGCTTTACCAATAACACGAGAGCCATCCTTAACCTCAAACACCTGCCCAGAGCCTGCGCTATTCGCATAAATAGTTTGCCCATCAGAACTAACCAAAGATACATCGCTCGCAGTGGCGTACGAACCCCTAGCAACGTTAGAGATTAACAATTTAAAATCATGAGTATAAGTGTTAAGAGACTTGCCAGTTCCAGTCGGAGCGTATACCGACACCTTGCAATCTATAGCTTTATTTAAAGGCTGAAGCTTGTGTCTTTCTGTATGCCCTAGCGCCGATCCATCATGTGCGGCAACCTTAGTATCCAGAAGCCTTGTTATGAATTGATCATCAGCATTCACTGTTTCAACTAAAATAGCGGGCTTTCCATCATTAAGATCAACAACCTCAAACTCGTCGAGAATTTTAATCTTACCGTCAATAATATCTTGACCCCAATCATCTATAGATATACTTGGATCAAAAGTATAATTAACCCGTCTATCTACAAGAAAGAAAGTACTCTTGCCATCAACAACCGAATCGCTGACCCCATAAGTAAAACTATTATTTTGCCATTGCTTTCTCAACTTAAAGTGCGTCGTCTGAGGTTCGTTATGGCCGTCATCTATTGTCGGAGGTCCTTCATAAATAGCTAACTGCTCTCGCATGGATTCAACCCAATCCAGTCCAACGACAGGAGCATTGAGATCATATTCTTCAGTTCCGTATTTTAATTTAGGATAAATATTAATGGTTGCGTCATTTTCTCCGTTCCGTATAACATTACCTTCATCAGAAGTAAGAATAACTGAAGCAAGGTTGGCAGGTTTATCTTTTCTTGTGATGGTTAATTTTTTTCTATCCAATGAAAATTCGTTAGGGATAATCCTCCAATAATCCCCTTGGCCCATTAGATAGCTGCCGAATGTCGCAGAACTTGCATCGCTATCAAGGCTAGCGATCATGGCGTTAAACTCGTCAGTTATAGCACTATAAGAGTCCGAAGTATCCCAACTAAAATCTATCTGCCCACTTGTATCGGAAGAATGAACCTGCAGAGCTCGAAAAACTACACCATTATATTTAGCCAGATCTCCTGCAAGATATGTTCTACTAGAACTCCATGCAGGCGTTCTAGGCTTAATCATAAACTCAACCGTATAAGAATCTGCCACAGGAATAAGCTTGTTGGGAACAGTTAGACCCTCATTAACATCAAGTATATCCAACTCCTCAAGTTCGTCTCGTATTTCCGCTAAAGTGTCTCTTGCAACGTCATTATTATCAAGGATATTATCATTAAGAGTCGTAATTGGTTGGCCAGTAAAAAGAATTCGCTCTTTATTCAATCCGTCCAATAACGGAGTCGCGTCCTTTCCCCCAAGAAAATCTAAGGTTATTGATCCGCCCTCATTGATATCAGATAGGTCGTTTAGCCCCATTATTCCCATTCTGTTATCAGATATAGCCTGATACGGGCCATAAGCCTGCTGCTCTTCAGCGGTTAAACTTCCAAAAGCTTTATCGCTTATATAATGATCGTGATTTTGATAATGATCAGACTCGGTCCAACTAGCAGAAGATGCGTTAGGCTCACTCGTGTTACTGCCTGCACTCGAAACCCAAGACTTTTCGTTGTGCTTAACAATTTCCCCTTGATCGTAGGAACCTCCACTTGCCCACGCTTTTCTTTCGTGAGCCAGTGTTTGATTTCCCACAAGCTGAACAACCTCGTCTATATTCACAGCTTTAGCGATATCTCCATCAGGGTAAATCCTAAGCTCCAGTTCGTTAGCGGTATAAGGCGAACCATCAACATGCCTTGCGTTTTGAATAGAATACTCTATTGTAATCCTGCCATCAGATGGTGAAATTATTTGCGTTTGAGTTCCATACACAGTGAGAGGGTCAGGGACAGCTGAATCGGTACTGCCAGTGTAATAATGATTAGCAGCGTGCTCATCGAAAGACACGAACTGACTAGTTGCAGACATTTCAATCTTAACAAATGGATCAGCATCCTCCTGTACCAAGGTGCCGCGAAGCACAAGTTCAGCAGGAGTACCAGTTCCATCGTCTCTTAAATATAATCCGCCTCGTGTTGTTTGAAAACCAAACTGACCATCGCCACTGATATAAAATCCAGGGCGACCCATTGTATCGTGGCCAAAATCCTTGCTAGTAATAGAGCCGTACTCATATTGAGAACCCACAACAGAGAACGGGTTGCCTCCTTCGAAATAGACCTCTTCAGTCATGTCGAAAAATAAAGCTTGATGCGCTGTGCCTAACAAATCAAACTCGTCTTGCGTAATAAACTTTTTACCATCAGCAACATCAAAATTTGCACCAGGATTTTTCTTTCGATGCATATATTTTTGCTCGTCGGACATAACACCACCGTTTCTGACAGGCTTAATTGAGTTTCCTATTTCAATTTTATGAGACCCAATCATTCCAGCGGTAATTACGTCTGCAGAAAGGTCGGCAACTTGAGCGGAGGTGATAGTAGCGTTTGCTATATTGGCTTGTCCTATGGTCGCGTTGTTGAATGTTTCAAAATTTACTTCCTTAAAATATTCAAAACCGCCAGAACCGTCAGGAACTCGGTCTATCCTAAGAATCTGAAAGGTGCCGGGATTGTTTTCGTCTTTACTAAAAAGGCTGTCAGAAGAATCAGTTTTAAGCTGAGAACTTTTTTGAATATGCATACCCCAAGTTCCGAGGCCATTTTGATTAGGGTTTCCAACGGTAGGCTCTTGGCCCTTAGGCACGATTCTAATAGATGTATTCCCAGGCGTGTCAGGAGTTGCGGGCGTTTTAAAATCATCAATAATTGCATTAAGCACAGAAATTCTATCTCCGTCAACAATATCGCCTCCCGAAATAGCAGAGGAGCTCAAAGAAATCGCCTCAGTACCGTCATCCTTTAAAACATTATAAGTATTAGAAGCAGGATTACCCGTACAAAAAAGATAATAGCCAGAGTATTGAATTTTGGTATCTCGGTCTTTTTCCTCTATGCCAGAATCAGAAGAATCACTTCCGTGTCCCTGGTCACTTTCGATATCCCTAATCGTTTTAGTACCAGCAAACACTTGGTGAGTAGAAAACCTATCTGAAGTTGCATGGTTAGTGTTAAAACCATAAGCTCTGTCGAAATATATATGCCTTATGAACTGGCTTGCTTCAGGGTCGGTTCGATCACTCGAGAACGGTCCGCCCACCGAATCAAGATCCCTTGACGCGTTTGAGGCAAACAACTCTTCTTCAAGATCCATGCTTCCTGCTGCTATAAAATAGCCCTGGCCTGCGCTATAAAGATAATGGCCATGCCAAGATAAAGTTGATCCAGTGATAGTAAACGGATCATCAGGACGAAGCATTAAAGCGTGAGGGAATTCGCTACTTAAATCTTGTTCAAAATTTTCTACATCCCTTATTGTAGGCTTACCGAGATCTTTTTTAACTTGTTTACTTCCAGGCGCCATTGGGTCGGCATGTAGTCGACTTCGATTTCCTGCGCGGTCCACAGACTCTAAGTAAAAATAACCCCTAGCATTTGAATCACCTTGAACACTTATTGATGTTTCATTTGAAGGAACATGAACCTCAATAATCTCAACATCAGGAACAAGCTTCCAATGGGCTGAACCACCAACGGAAGGCTCGTTACCCTTATTACCATCAGTCAATGACTTATAACATTTATTACTAAAAAATACTACTTGCTCTACAGAATATGTTTTAACAGCGCTATAATAAATTAAATTATAAGTATGAGAACCAGTACCATTATTTAAAACAGTATCAGTTCTTACTCTATCAATAATTTCATCTTTATATATAATATTTCTATCATCATATATTGTGACATTTGGTTGTAGCTGCCACTTAGTAGAAGCAGAACCAGGAGATTCACCCGCGGCCGTTGCAGTTGTAGCCATATATAGCCTGCTTGCGGCGTCATTTGTGCCAGGTATAGACGGCTTGTATTGCACCAAATCCCCACTAGAGTAGGTTGCATTAGTATCAAAATATGCTATATCTGCGTTAGTGGCATCTTTAAAATTAAAATCTTGCTCAAGAAAATCAGACTCACCATATACATATCCTTCTGTGCTAAAATTAATTATATCTTCCTGGACATTTCCACCTGTAGTGTTTGTTCCTTTCGTGATAGGATCGCTTCCCTGCAAACCATGAAACATTTGAGTATGATCACGATTATCCAAAATATAATACAAATTATAATAATCTAAATCACTAGTACCGATTGGAGCGCCCCAGTTAAGCTGAAAAGTTTTATTAGCGCCGCCAATCCTCAGCCCTACGGGTTCAGATGGTGCGTCAAAATCAAGGGTACCTATCGCACCTCGCTCGTCCTGACTATATCTATGAGGACTAACAGGTTTTACGTCCTCAAAAAATTCTGCTTGTCCGCTGCCAAACAAATCAAAAGGAACAATCAAGTAATCATATACGGTATCTTTAGCCAGACCATTTTCGCAGAGCATTGGAGGGAAATCTTGATAAGAAGTATTGTTCTCGGTGGAGCCAATGTTTATCCCATTAACAATAGGCTGCTTCGAAGAGTTGCCAAGAGAAGAAACTCTTCTTACATAAAACCCGTCTCCACCGCCGTACTGCTGCTCCCCATTATCTGGATTAATTCCATAATTGAAAAGCATTTTCTGCTGAGAGTTGTCGTCGTCAGGCAGCACATAAAAATCAGTAGACTGCTTGTTGTAAAAATGGCCGCCTTGTTGTGGGTTTGAGTTGTCTTGAAAAACTTCTGAATAGCAGGTTATTGGATCTGTCTCGCTTCCTGCAGCATCTAAATCAGGCTTTACATGTGGGCGTCTAAATATCTCAACGTATTGTATTCTTTCGTTAGGAGGAAGCTCAAATCTTGCTTGGCCAGCCTGCACATCAACAGCAGAGTGATTACTACCCCCACTAGTATTATCATTCTTAGAATTACCCTGGTCGTTCAAGCTTTGTGTGTTCGTGGCAGAATTCTCTCGAGACCCTCCCAACTGAAACACAGGAGGAGCATTATAACCTGTCGATTCTATGAGGTGAACCGTTTCGCTGTTTTTATTTATAAGCTCAACCCGAACCTTGACTTTTCTCTGAGCATCGACATGTCTTTCCTTAGATGCATCATCATAGTCAGTAATAGTACCTCCGTAACTCGCATCGTATACCACTCTAAAAGGATCATGCAAAACCTTATCAAAAGTTCCGTCAACTGACCTTCTTTTATTTTTATTAAGATCATTAAACCAACTTCTATATAAGTTTTGATTTTGACCCCTGGTAAGAACGAACGAACTTTCAGAAAAAACCTGAAGTTTATTTTGAGCTTTAATTTTCACTCCATCTTTATCGATGGTCGAAGACCCAACGGTTGCGTCAATAGGCTCGCCGTTTATTGCTCCTCCCGAAGAAGGAATAAGATAATCTAGATCTTGGGCGTCTCTAATAGGAAAAGAAGAAGGGTCGTCTGTGTAGTCGCCAGGACACACAAGGCTAGCAGTAAAGCCTTCAACAATATTAACCGTATAATTTGATTTTATTTTATATGCTACATTGCCATCAAGATCTTTTGTAATGTCTACTGTATTACCTGAAGAGTCTTCAATTTCCCAGTTAACATTAAAAGCTCCTTTATTTTCTCCTTGAGTTACTCCGCTTTCTACGACTCGCAGGTTTCTTATTTGAAGATAAGAACTCCAAACCTGAGTCTCAGCAAGAGCGGTTTCCTCAGTTAAAAATTCCTTGTGACCAGAGACATCCCTCTTGATCCTTCCGTTGCTAACAGCATAAAAAGAGCCAAACCCATAAGAGTCATGCACTTCAATAATATATTTATAATAATTAGGATGAGTATCAGAATGCCACTCCTGAATAGCAGTAGTTATACTACGAACAAGAACCCTTTCAGAACTCTGAAGGCTATACGTTCCGCCTGAAGCGTCAGACCTGTATTTTAAAAGTTTAATCTGTCCATGATCAAGATCTGGATCAGAGGACTGAACACTAACCTCAAGGCTTTGCCCAAACAAATCAAAGTCGGCAGAGTCTAACCTAGGCTTATCATTCTCTAGCACAGAAATAGCAGTAAACTTATGATCGTCCTTAGGATCACCATTAGCATCAAGATCTATATTATAAAATACATCATAACCAACTATCTTTAGTATAATTTCTCTATCTTGATCAGCAATATTATTATGCCTATACAAATCAACAATAGATTGCTTATTTAAATAAATTGAAAAGTCTGTATAATTTCCTAATCTCTCTTCACTATACAACCAATCATTTGGAATATTTAATTTAGTAGTTAAGCCGCTGTCGTCTGCGGTAGTACCATCCCAAGACTGATAGAACTCAACCTCGAAGTGACTAAACATTGGATTACTAGGAGAAACCCTTCCAGCCTTATTGCCCGCCAAGCGAGCGTTAGCCTTTAAAGAAAATTGTAGCTGAAAACTTTTTCCTATGAATTCGCTTTCTTTTATATAAAGGTTGCTTGTTTTCTTTGCTCGTCTTTTTACGGACGATCGATAAGAAGGTTTCGCAGACTCTATCTCTCCAACATCCAAAGACTGAAACCGAAAAGTCCCACTTATATCAGCGGGTAAAATATTTTGTTCGATCTCAACAAAAGAAGACCTAATACCAAATTCATTTTCAGCGTATAGCCTAATAATAAAGTCCCCAAATTCCTCCCCAAGGGACACAGGAACAGATACCGAGACGCCATCTTCAATGTGGTTAGCTAACAACGTCTTTCCATCATTAACGGGTAACCCATTAGCTCCAACCTCAAGCAGGGGGGTTATGTCTCCCGCATAAAGCTGCTCTCCCGTACCAAGGTTTCTGGTAAAATCTCCGGTTTCAGATGTACCAACAAGAAAATAAGAGTCCGTAAGACTTCGAATCTTAAAAGTTGCAAGAATATTTATTCTAGACATTGATCAACCCCCTATACGTTGTGTCTTTTACCTTAAAACCTTTAGGGGGCAAAGGAATTTCCATACTAACTTGAGGTGGTATCGGCAAGGTTGGTCTGTTAAGACTTATCTCGTTTTCTATTATCGAAAATTTCTCTCGATTATACTCTGACCCCTTGACTTCATACTTTCCGTAGCCATTTTCAATAACACTATTAATTCTATACTGCCTTCTTCCCACGTTCCTAAAATCATCAATACTAATTTCAATACTGTCTTGAGGAGGGGCTGTGGGGGCTTGTGCATTAGGCACCGTAGATTCCGCTAAATCATCAACCCACTCACCAACCTGCGACTGAGTGGGCTTAATTCCAGTAAGGCGGATATAGTGATGACCCTCATCCTTCCTCACAAGATAAGTTTTATTTCGTATAGACAAATACAAATCGTTTGAAGCGCCTGATGTTTCAACGCCCGCTTGAGACGTTCCAATAACTCTAAACACATCAGTATTCAGAGATGATCTGTACAAAGTGGTAGCAAGGTTTCCTTCGGTAACAACAATAGTATAAGCGTCAACCAATTTGACTTCCCTTAAAGACGTCATTAAATCGACGTGACTGGTCTCGGCGAATTTGGCTGTGTTAATCAAAACAGACCCCAAGCCACCCGAAGATGACACCGATCCATCGCCGCGAGAGCCGACTTGTTTTATGGAAATCATAGCTCCTGCAGTAGTATCTGAAAACCCTGAAAGCATAAAATCCCCAATTTTTTCAGAATAGAATCGAGAGCCATTCACACCCTTAACCTGCTTAGCATCTAAACCGCCCGCATGAAGAATAAAGTTTTCTTTAATTTCGTTAGAAACAGACTCTGGCCTCAAAAATATATCTTTCTTAAATCCCCTGATTGACCAAACAGAACCAACCATAATAGCATCTAAAGCTTCTCTCGTTGAGCTCCTCACATCTTCCCTGCGTCGCACTTTATAAAAATGTTCCCCGCCAGATATTTCTGCGCCCTCGTCTACTGCCGAGTCAGAGTTAAATGTTTTTCTCATGGCAAACCCTTGGTCAATAAAGTCTAGGGCTATCCCGCCAGACGTTTTGGATATCTTAAACGAAGAATTAGAAGCCTCTCTATCAGCAATATCTACGACGAAATATTCCAGGTGCTCACTTAACCTTTCTTCTATAACGTTTCCAGAACCATCTGAATACTCATACTTAGGCAGAACCCCAAAGGAAGAAAACCTCAAACGGTCGCCATTAGACAGTCCGTGATTGCTTTTAATAATCGAGTCAGAAGATTTATTAACCGAAAAAGGCTCTTTTTTCTCAAGGCCTACAATCTCCCTCTTGTTACTGGAAATATTTCCATCAAAATAAACCATCTGACTTTTTCTCACGTTCGCAATCAATGCTAACTGATCGTCTCCATTAAATTCCGGCGTTCCCTTCAGAGATTGAGTTTTTTCAGTCAACTTATTTGCATCCTCAAATCCGGAAGGAGTAACAACACACAGCTCAACCCTATCATCATCTAACCCAGTCTGAGGATTCCAGAAGCTCAAGTTAGACATGATTTTATCCACTTTTACCGAGTGATCTTCGGGGCTCACAGATTTAATTCTTCCGTTTACATTTTCTCCGAACCTTCTGCTATCAGACACTTCTATAATTGAACCAGGAATCAACAGAGCGCCCTCCATTCCAGTCGTAAAAGTCACCAATTCAGTTTCCAGAGTTGGAGCGACTACCGTAAACTTAGCAAACCTTTGGGCTTGACCTCTGGAAGCGCAGCCCAACGCAACAACCTCCTCTTCTATATAACCAAACTTATCAATTCCGCCGGGATCCTCATAGTATTCTACTTTGGATTTATAATCATCAAATTTATCGAGGTACCTAATTTTTGCAGCAGTGACCCGAGTACTTCTTCCTACTCCCGCATAACCAAAGCCGTCTACAGAAACGTTAGCGTCAGTAAACATCATTAACGGCTCAGACTTTTTCTCTGTGGAAAATGAAATCCTACCTCCAACGTAATTCAAGACAGTTTTAAATTGAGAAACAAGTTCTCTTACGGTTTCTAAAGCTCTTTGCTGTCGATTATAATATATGTTCAAAGAAAACCTTGGCTCTACCAGTGGATAGGTTTTTTCCATACAGCAAAAACCAACAGTCCGACCTGTATCCTTCGCGGTAGAGCTGTTGTTCATAAAAGTAGGGCCAGACAATTCAATATATTGCGCGCCTTCTTCAGTCTCCACATTATCGCCGTCTATTATTATATCAGGAGTTTCTTGTTCGTTTTTTATACCTAACACACGCTGCACTTTTCTTCTCTCAATAGATCCATCGCTCATAAAAAATGCAATAAATTTACCAACCGAAGAACCAGAATCTCCAACAGAATCGTTATACTCATCAAGAAATATTCCGCGAGGAATTTCGTTTTTGAGCTTGTTCCCCCAAATTCTTATGAAGAACGAATCTGGCTGCAGATATTCATTCTTACTACCTAAGTATTTGGTTTGAGCTGCATTCTTTCTGGAATAGTTAAATGTTTCAAAATATCTTTTTGGATTCTCCAGCGGCAAGCCTGTCTCAACAAGCTCGTCGCAGAATTTTGCGGCAGCGTATAAATGCCATATATCTATATCGGTTAACGTCATCCCAAACCTGCCAATTCCGAACCTTTGATTCAGCATTACATCCAGTAATATCCACGCAGGATTATCAGTCCACTCAAGAAACTTTTCTGGAACGTTAAGCTTTCTGTCTTCATGCGAACTTGATGTTGCTTGATCTGGGTCAGGCTCTCCTTTAAAAAGACCGTTCCAAGAGCCAATATAGCTCCTCGTTTCTGTATGGTAGTTTTGCGGTACAGCAACTTTCTTAAGCTTTACCAAATAATTTCTATTAGGACTCTGTTGAAAATTAACCGAGTCCCAAAACGTCTGGATCCATGCGGTATTGGGGTACTCAAATCTCATAAGTTTTCCGGCAATCGTTTTGTGGCGTCGAATAGTTTTTAAAGACATACGCTTGGAGGTTGTGGACATTTGTTGTATATCCGTAATTTCCGCCGTACATCTCATACACTGAACAGATATTGCCTCGCCAGGCCCTATATAAGGTATAACAAAACTATAATCTATAGAAGCTGGAGAAGTTGTTATTCCTTTGATGGTTACGATTCCTTGGTTTTTAATGTGTCCGGCCTTATGAAATAGCCTATAACCATTCGCACCCCCACGTTCATTCTCGGGTAAAAGTTTGAATCTTCTTTCGGATATGGTTTTACTGGCATTGACAACCATCCAGTATTCATCCTGATCCTCCTCCTCATCATCGTAAGGATCGGCTTCAACGGGTGGAGTATAATGCCACAGCCCACTTGCCTTCTCTTGTTCGGTAATGGAGGGTTTTTCCACCCTGTCGATGGGCTTGTAATAAACTTTTCTGTTTGTTGAATATATTATTCCGTCGGAACCAAGAGTAAGATCTTCGTCAACAACCTTGTGTTTTATAAAGGTCATTACTTCGTGATAAAACCTCAAAAACATACGCTTACTGCCAAATCTACTAGATTCAGCATTGAGTCCTGCCAAAAGAACAGCGATAGAGCTCAAGGAAGGATTTCTTTCCTGATTCAAATGACCTTGCTGACCTTGACCACCAAGCCTTTGGTTCTGATCAAAATAGATAGTAAAAATATCATCAGGCAAACCGTTTCCGCCCATTGAATACACGGTTTGCGCAGTATGGTTTTCAAACAATGCCGGATCAGAAGCGTTGTCTACCAAGTAAGAATACCCAATCAAGCTCAAGAAAAAATCCACGAAATCTTGAGCGCGATTTATAAACAGAAACAACATTTCTTTTCTTGTATAATTTAAGCCTCCCAAGTTGTAGGTATCTTCATCAACCTGCTCAATTTGCCTATCGTCTTCAAATAATGCGTAAACAAAAAACCTAAAAAGATCAGCATCTACAGGTTTCGGCCTGCCGGTTCGATGCCTTGCGTCAGAGTCGGTTAATATTCCCTGGATATAATACTTGGTAGTCTGCGGCTCACCGCTTGCAGCTGCGCCAACATCGTCAACTCCCTCTAAAACGTTTCCGTTACTTGAAAGAATAGGTGGAACAAATTTTTTTCCGTCAAACATGCGTACAGCAACTGCCATCGTAACAGGATCGGTTCCCTTGTCAACTTTCACACGGCGGCTAAAAAATCTTCTTCTGACTCTTTGATCTGTCCAGTTATGATACTGGCCCTCTGAAGATATTCCGAGAGTAACCATTCCTGTGTCCCTGTCTGTGATAGAGTGGGTATAAGCTTTTGCATTGCCCCATCTAGAACCCGCCGTTTCATCTGCTGTAGACACAAACTCTGGATAAAATCCTGAGATCCCTACGTTTGGACCAGGAAGCGCAGATCCCGCCCCTCGACTTTCGTATTCAACCCGAGAGTTTGGCGGAATAGTGAGTTCGCTAGAGACTTTTGTTGATGGATTGGGCCCGCCAAGCGAAAAGATGGGGTGCCTCACAGGATTATCTTCTGCGGGAATTAAATTCATTTCGTTGCTTGCGTTCTTAATTGGCATGTCGTTTACGTATATAGATTTTATCAATTGATTATCATCCCAGTTTATGTCTCCACTGCCACCGTTTTTACTGTTTAATATATTACCAGAAATGTCACAAAATCCACCAATTGGTCCTTCAGAAATCATGTCTTGAATGTGATACTGGGTGTAGCTTTCTATAGTATCATTACCAATGCTGCCAGGTAAAAACCTACTTTGACCGAAGAAACATAGAGTGCTGCTTCCAATTTTCAACTGCCCATATCCAACAGGCACTGGTCCACCTTGTTCCATTATGTTTTCTCGACCCCCAAACATGTAAGACTTTGTTTTTTTTGTTTGATCGTTGGTTTTCACGGGTGGAAACATTGCAGCAGCGATGCCGGAAACAATCATGCCCGCAACCATACTAAATGCAACAGTCGCCCAGCTTACAGAAGCCAGAGCAGTGCCTATTGCACCTATTGCGGTTGTAGCCATAACAATTTCGCCGTCAACCTTAGGCATGATATGTAACTCATCAAAATCAGATTGCACATCAATTTCATACGAAGACTTTACAAGAAAATCGTCAAACAATGAAGCATCAAATTCCTCAGATTCATTGATAGTTTCAGATAGCTTGCGAAACTCTTTGTTGACTTTAAGAATCACAACCTCCTCTCCCCTTAGATGACTGTCGGTAAGGTTTTGTAAAAATCTAGAATCGGTATTACAATTTATAGCCCTGATTGCCTCTGACGGTGAGTCCACCATCAGATCCCATTCAGCGCCGACGCCCTCAGAAATAGAACCATGTAAAAATACCTTTTTCATAACCTTATACCTTAACTGGTATACACTTTTTTAAGTCAAAGTAAATAAAATTATCATAAAGCACGCTGTATATTAAATAAGGAATACCAATACGACTAGAGCAAGAAATGTCAGCATCAGAAGGATAAGCTGAAGCGAGCGGGTGAGAATGAAATACACAAAACACTTTGCTTTTAATAAAATTGATCCTAGAAGTTACTTGAAAAGAGCGATCGCTTTTCAAAATATTAGGCAAAGCAAAAAACCTTTTCGGTTTAAAATTTAAAACAACCCCGCACGCTTCAGTTTCTGAATTTTGCTTAGCGTGGCAAGCGCAAGACTGCAAAACCTCAAGGTCAAGAACGCTATCCATTTTTATAATTCTCAACAGAAGGAAACCCGCCAAACCTCAATGCGCTGCCTGCAGAGTTTTGAGCCTTGTCTCCGAATCTTTTTAGACACGAGCTTAAAGTTTTTGGGCAGGCGTCCAAAGACCAGTACTCCTCACTAATTGCAGGAAGCGGAGAAGGCGCCACATGATCTTTCATGCACACAAAAACCGGCTTAGTATCAGGTTCAGCTAAGCTTGCGCAAGAAACATAATCCCCCTTAGAGTAAGATCCGTCGACTGACCACTCTTTTCTATCCTCAAACTTATAAATACCATGCTCAGAAAACCTCTTTCCCTTATGGCTTTCAACAGGGCACCCATTATAGCTGCAAGTGCCTGGCTGCCTGTAGCGAAACGAACAAAAGTCAGACATTAAAGTTCTTCCGGGAAATATAGCGTCATGAATTTCAAGAATTGAAGTCAATTCAAATTCTAAAACCTCTTTATTCTCGACAACCTTTCGATGTATATAATATACCTCTTCAGGCAAATGAGCATTTTCATCCGCCTTTCCAGAAAAAGGATTCAATCCACCAGAAGTCTTATTCCTATCGCTGCTACGCTCAACTCCATCTACATCAGTATACAAAGTAGGATTTTCTAAAAAATTTACGTCGTCTAAAAATTTAGCGAAAGTTCGCTTTCTGGTTACCTTGCATCCGTGAAAGTCGTAATTGGAGGCGACAATTGCAGACAACAGGCCGCTAGGATTAGCGATTCTTAAGGTTGGACGAGGAAGCCTTCCGTCAGACGGAGCCTCCAGACCATCCATGTCACATGGAAGAGGCTGATAAGGTCTACCCTGCCAGTAAATAGGGTTAGTGTTATTTATATTAGAAGTAAACCTATAAACAGGCTCAACGTCTGTACCAAAATTAACATTATATCTCTTTTCAAGCATAGAAAAATCTGACTGAATATTGCTAAAGTTAATCTCAAAAAATTCCAGCATCGAATCGGGCTGCATTTTTAGCAGCTCCTTGGTAACGTTTTTACTTGAATCAGACATATATTATATTAACTCCAGTTTAACTAAACATCTATTATTTCGCCAGAAAAGCACTGCAGGTCAAGAGTGTTCCTACCGCTCAATTGAACAACATTAACTTGTGCTGCGCCTCCTGTGGAGAGATCGTACTTATAATAAGAAACAGGAATAAATCCGTCCTCAATTTTTATGGCGGCACCAGGAAGCCCCCCTTCAAGAATAACTTCCGAACCAAGCGTAATGCTTTCTCCAGAATCTCCATAGTTGCCGCCAGAAGCTCCGTCGCACAAATGAGTTTTCTGATTGAGATCATTATTAATTGCTTCTCCGCCCTTGCCGCCCCCTGCGTTGGAGCCCGCTTTTGCACCAGACCCTCCAGGCGCACCCATTGGAGCTCCGCCTCCTCCGCCGCCGGCAAAGTTAACAAAGCCACTGGTTTTAATTCTTGACCCCGTAGAATTGAATGTTCCACCAGCACCACCACCGCCTCCCGCTCTTAAAGACGACTTGCTTAACAAATATATATTTACCTGTGCGTCCTCCTCTAGCCCGTCGATGATCATAGCGTCTCCGCCGCTCTGGCCCTTGCTAGCGGGTATGTAATTTTCATTCGAACCAACAGGTTGTCCAGCTTCATATATTTCCCCTTCGGTAATCATAGCGTTTCCTCCAGCGCCTCCAGAGCCTTTAATACTGCATGGCAATATAGTCAAAGCATGGCCGCTTAAATCACTCGAAACATTTATTCCGTCTCGTATAACTTCAGACAGGTTTTTAATTTTACCCGTTGAAATATTCTTCCAAAACGCACGGCCCAAATATAAATTAACAACAACATCTTCCTTCCAGGGCCCCCCAAAAGTTAATGCAGGGCGGTCGACAGAAGAGGAATGAATATCCCCAGAAATAAAAACGTTAACCTCAGAGAAGTCTTCGAGTTCAAGAGCGCCTATCTCACTACTAGAAGATATTTTTTGAGCCAAATTAATAGATTCGCAAGAAGGCAAGTTGTTTTTTTGAACGATATAACCTTTAAGATTAATTTTAGATAAATCTTCTAAAGGCGCAATAGAGAGCTTTATTTTTTTATTATCGGACAGCTCAAAAAGCTGTCCCTCAGGATAATGAACCAACAATATTCCAGGAGCATTATTTACGGAGTTTGATTTCCACTCGAAGCCCACTTCAGTCGCTCCAGGATTAGGAATTGTTCCCTCAATAACTTTTTCAGCAGAAGCGGTAGCCCCATTCTCGTCAACAATCTCTGCTCCAATTGTGTCGTAATCTATATACTTTGAACCATCCCAATAAACCCGAGTCAAATACAGGCCAACACCAAGGGAAGGCAATCCTGATACGGAAATAAAATCTTCCTCAAGAGCAATAAGGGCAATCTCGCACGAATCATGAGAAGCGTTAGCCTGTATGTTTTTGAAAAAGTTTTCTCCACTTTTATCTCGATAAAAATCTACGCAATCGCTAAAGTCGTAATCATTAAAAGAATATGATGCGCCAATTGGGTTTGAGGAAAAATTTAAATTAGTATACAACGCTGACTTACGAGCGTCGCTCTGAACCCTGTTAACATAAGCGTCTATAGTGGAAACGACAGAGGTTTCATGCTTGACTAAATTACTTTGGTCGCCAGAAAATGAAGCTCCAGAATCAAACGAAGTGGTTACCCTCCAGACTTCCCCCTGGTGCTGTATTAAGTTTCCTTCAAGATAATATTTTTCTCCATTTATCCCAGTTAGATTTTGTTCGTATAAAAATTCTTCGGCTGGATCAGAATAGTATTCAAAGGTTAACAAGGCCTGCGTTAAATCTGTGCTTTTCGCTGTAAAATAAATCTCGATAAACCTTTGCTCCCCGGCACCAATTTCTAATTGCTCGTCAATAATTTCAGAGACATGAGAATCAATGCCTTGATACAAGTTCTCCTGAAGTCCCGAGCCATCAATATTATCAGCAAACACCCTTCCGCTAGAGTCGTGAACGTAAGCATTACTGGCGCCGACATAGACAACGCTTCCCTCCGAAGACTCTTTAAGACTATAACTTCCATCAGGGATATAGGTTTTCCCACTTATTGAGATTTGGTTTTTATAAACCCCTACTGGAGACTTTGCAAACTTTTCCGAATTAGACAGAGTGCAAGAGCTTATGGTTATTTTTTTATCCCCAATGTTTTTAAGAGAAATTACTTTTTTTAAAGGTAAGTCTTCAGAATTTTCGGGTTTATTTATTTCAAAATCAACGTCTAAATCTAGAGAAAGTTTTCCAGGAGATGGTTTTTCTTCGGGGGCTATATTGTCGATTTCATCATCATCCAGAGGAGTATTCTGCCCCAGAGGGAACTGTTTGAAACTGGCGCTAATAGTATGATTGTTTTTAAAAACATAAGTGTGCTGCCATGACTCACAATAGAACCTTCTTTTTCGGTTGTAAGGCGCAGGAGGAACAAAAAGGAAAGATAAATAACCCAAATGAGATTCAAGAAAGTGAAGTATAGCATAAGCTTCATTATCGCTTCTATTTTCAAACTTTAATTCGAACGACAGGTTACTTATGTTTTGTTTATGTTCAGGAAAATATTGAGCATATGAAGACGCTGTAGAAGTATATTCCTTAATAGCAGTGTTATGCTCTACAGACAAAGGGACGGAAGGTTTCCAATAAAATTCTCTTGTCCACATGTGTTTGTTGATTGAAGTAACCCTTGCGGATGTAGCTCCTGATATATTGTTTGTATTAGACTCAAGCAGGTAAGGCCTAAAAGACCTATTTCTAGTCTCGGACCAAGAATAATAATACTTTAAATTTTCTGGGCAAAAAACAACACTATGCTGAGCGTACTCCTCATCAGCAGACCAAGCTTCAGCCTTTGTGACAAACATTTGAGTAGCAACACCAAGAGAAGAAGAGGTAGTATTTATTATATTAGCTTGTACAGAATTAACATCTTCATTTTCTACATCATGATTATAACTAAAACAATAAAATCTTCTTATTAAATTTTCATTATTTCTATATGGAAAGAAAAGAGAATCTCCGTCCATCCTGAAACCTGAAATGCCCTGGTCGTATCTAAGCTCATGAGTTTGTTTGTCAGTTTCGTGCTGGCCAAGATTGTTTTCAAGAAAATGAACAATACAATTAGCTTCTCGATTGCTTCTGTTTGAGAATTTTAAGTCCATCTCCATTCTTATGGAGTTTATCCCAAGAGGGGCAACAGATTGATATCCGTCGCCGTAATCAAAATGTCTATTTTTTGCGGTAAAATTTACAGTAGATCCATAGTCCGCGTCAAAAAAGAACTGGTCGGTACTCCATAGATCGTGGTCAGGGGAGTTGATATTAATCTCCACAGACTGCCTTTTAGCATTAAACGTTACTCCAGACTCGTGAGCCATTAGACTGCCCATCCCAAACTCAGAAGGATCAAGCGAACCATAAGCGCCAAGATACAAAATGGAATCAGAGCTGCCGATAACAATAAACCTTTGGTTATTTTGGGATTGAGTTAATGCAGAATTTGTAAAATCAATTACGTTACCTATTTTCAGTTGAGAGAAGTTGGAGGCAGCAGCAGTATTAACTTGCAAGCTTCCTTGATCAAGCTCTATTGTTCCGACATGTCTTGCATTTTGAACATTTTCCACAGGAGACTTTATTGTTACGTTTGTAAAAATAAGATCATCACCATTGTCAAAATCATCTGGTTGAGATATGTCTGTTCTGGCATAACAAAATAAATGAGAGTGCGGATTCCGAACGACGTCAAACTGTTGGTATTCCGTAGACTTCTCAAATTCGCCTTGGTAGTTTTGTACGTTTGAAATATAATAAGCGTCAGAGTCAGTTTCCCCCTGAACTTCATCAAAAGAAATTTCTTGAGAGCTATCAGAAGAGCCGTACTGCCCTTCTACCAGCGTTCTTAGACTGGTTGAACCATATTCCTGAGAAGAGGTGTCGTATGTATTTACATCGCCCCAGCCAGCGTTAACGATGCTATCGTAATCAGGGTCAAGAGAGTCAACCTTTGTCCAAAACAGAGAGTTAACCTCAAGCTCATCAGTTGGCCCATTTGGCCCCGACCAAATACCCGCCGAATAATACACGCTACCACTCCATCCGCTAGACCCAGTTGTGGCAGAGGATAAATCTTGCGAATTCAAATATACGAAATTGTATACATTACTTCTTGCAAGCTCTTGAGCATCAGCATGTCTAGCAAGGCCTGTCTGAACGTCATACTCATTAGCTCCATCAAAACTAACAACCCTATATTGCCCATTAGATTGGACCAACACTTCAACAGCGCTAATTATAGAGCCTTCGTTGTTCATAACAGGATACCTAAAATTCTTCAAAGGACAATGAAATGCAGTATCAATTCGCCTCCACGCATCTTCTTCGTATACCTCAACGTAATCTTCGCGCCACCCGAAACCGTCAGGTTGTTCGTCTGGATCAAAAAAAGGAAGCTGTAACCATTGAGCGCGAGATATAATTGCATTAGTAGATGTATTTCTATACTCAGGGCTCCTGACGCTCTGTTTTGAATTTGGAGTAGCCGCCGGAGTGACAGTCGACCAGACTGCCTCCCAAGTAAAGTTTTTGTACGTCAGAATCGTGCCCGCAGGATAGTTGGGTCTTCTTCTCCATTTGTCAGGAGCATCGGCAATACATTTATAAACGTCAGAAGTTTGATTGTAACCGTCGGAAGAGTAGTATCTAACCAGATCCTTGGTCTTATATTCCTCCGTAGGACTCCAAAAACCTTTATATATATAACTCATTTAATCACCTGCCTTACTGTAAAATTTCCATTCAAATACGAACCTTGTTGAGCAGACAAGCTTTGCTGAGTAACCTGACCAACGCACCCAAACTTAGCGAGCAAATCGCTCTGTCCATCAGCACTCTCGTCTTTTGCCTCGAACAGTTGTAGCTCGATTTCTATTTCTGAAAAATCTTCTCCATCAAATCCGTGCTGCATTCTACCTGTTTCATTGACTGCGGGAATAATTTTATTTGAAGTTATCTGTGTCTCGATTGACATGTCTGACAAAGACACCCTATAAGGCATTATAGCTCCAGGCACGTAGTTTGCAATAGGATGCTCGTTTGCTCGTATTGAAAAATTATAAGCCCTATTTGCAGACACCTTATATTGAGCCGAAAGAAGTTGTACATTAAATCTAGATCCATCCTGTAAATTTATTCCATCAACAGACACATCCCCAAAACTCTTTAAACCTTCTGCGGGATTTATGTTATCAACTACATCAAGCTCCTTGGAAACTTGAATTATGCTGCCAAATATTTCATACTCTGCGCGAGCACGAATAAGATCAAAAGGCTTCATGCTAAAAGAAAACCCCTTCAAACCAGCATTAAAAAACCTGTAACTACCAACTCTACCAAATTGCTGAAGTTCAGTGGAAGTTTGTTTATTCAACTCAAAGATGCTTGCGATTGTATTTTCATTTTTAACATCATCGTAGCTAAAGTGCTGCTTGGAAACTACGAACTCAACACTGAGCGTTCCCTTTACTCCATCTGTTGGTACCAGCGCAGGATCATTGACTGTGGCGCCGACCCGCTCAAGATCAAAGCCGTTTAACCGAACGTCTTTTTGCAATGTGGTTTGCATGTCAAGGCTCACAGATGTAGCGTAGACTTGAAACGCTCCGATTGTAACGAGGCAATCTCTGAAGCTGACAAACTGACTCATTGCCTTCGGGTCTCCACTTGCGCGTGTTTATACTCAGGTAAGTCGCTGAGCTCCACATACTTAGAAGAATCTTCTTTGTATACCTCAACGTAATTTCCGCGCCAATCGCTGCCATCTCCTGGATCAACAGAAGCAAGCTGTAAATATTGAGCACGATATATAATTGCATCAGTAGATGTATTTCTATACTCCCCAAAAAACGGAGAAAACTCCTCGGTTTCAACGCCCTCGAAGGAAACATTTAACGTAGCTTCTTGTTGAGACGGAGAGGTAACTCCTTCGCTCAACAGTTTAGCCTTTTTAATACTGTACTCCATGAGAACAGTTCCAGTTTGAGGGTCTTTCATCTCAACAACAATATCTTGTTCTATTCTACCGTTAACCCAGTTAGCATAATCCAAAAAAGCTCTCATATCAGACAGTTTATAATTATCCATAGACACAGTAAAATCAAATGTCGTCTTGATTGGATAAATAATTTGAACATCGAGAGCTTCGTAGTCTGTTATGGGAGTACCACTATCAGCTTCCTCTCTTAAAGCATATAATGAATCTAAATCTAGACCCCTTGAATAATTAAAACCAAGTATAGGATTAGCACCAGCAAACTCACTCAAAGTATTTGTTTCTGTTTTATATATTGAACCTTTAAAACTAATGTCTATACTTCCTTGTGTTGGAATAATATAATTTCTTTCATTTATTTTTGATGTGTTTGCTAAAATTTCTTTTGCGTCGAGCATCGAAACTTCATCCCAGTTAGGCGAAGATTCGGGGTCTGCATTAACATCCCCAGCGGCAGGAGCAGTGATTGCGGTGCTTGATTTGTAAACAAGATCATTAGCAAATCCGTCTGTGGCGGTGCGCTTGACGGAAACAAGACTATCTTGTGAGTATGCAGAGCTGCCGTTCCAGAGCGCAAACGGACTGACTCCTCCGCCAAGATTTCCATAGACTTTAAAGGTGTTGTCGACGGTGGGGATTTCTCCTACATTACAGCTCACTCTATAATTTAATAATCTTCCGCGAGTGAATCCAACGCTGCGCCCGCTGTCAAATATAATGCCGCCTTGAACACGATCTTCGTCACCAATTTCTTTTACAAAATCTTCTCCAAGCATGTATCTAGATACTTCAACTTGACCTTCGGTTGGGCCGCTAATAAAATTGTCAACGTATCCAAGCCCAGCAATATAAAGAGGTTGTGTTTGTGTGTTGTACGACATGCTGCAGTTGGATATTCCAGAAACCAACTGATTCTGAACTATAAAAACTTGTTCATGTCCCGAAAAGCTCATTAGCCCAAGAGCCCTCCGGGTCTATTTTCTTCTTTGATAACCATAACGACTTGTTGTTTTATTTTTTTGCTAAGATCATCCATTCTAGTTTTCTTATCGGATCCGCTTGAGTCGCCTGATTTTGCTCCGTCTTTTGCGTTGCCTCCTTCGACATTAACGCTGATGTTGATGTTGTTGGTCATGCCGCCCGCAGAAGAAGCTTCTGATGATTTGGTTGTTTCGCCAACGAGGCCGCCTTCATTGAATCTTCCGGCGTTGATTTTTTCGAGTGCGGGCATGCCGATTTTTCTTGCGGCATTGGCATTGATAACGTATTCTCCTTCTGTGAGCATTGCGGGAACTTTATCGATACCTGCTGGGCCGCTTACATTGCCTCCAGAGTACAAAGCTTGACGACCTGTCCAAGACATGGTTTTTTCAAGCCAGCTTTTTCCGTCCCGTCGAGCAATGTCTTTTTTGTTTTGATTGTATGCGTCCATTTTTGCATAATCTGAGTCATCTACAAAATTGTGAGGGCCGTCCCCCACGTTGTAGCCCTGCTTATCTAAAGCCCAATTTTGCATTTTTGCTCCCATTTGGTTTATGCCAAGACCTGCGTCTACTCTGTCGAAAGCGGAAACTTTGGTGCCGTCTTCGTTAACTTTGCTTCCCCAGCCTGTATCGCTACCAAATTCTTTCATTGCGCCAGCGGTAACAGCGTTTCCGATAATCCCAACGATTTGTCTGCCAAGAGCTTGTTTTTCTTCTTGTTTGGCGATCCATTTTTGCAGCTCCTTTTCTCTTGCTTGACGGGCCTCTCCAACTTCGGTTCGAACACCCGAGCTGTTGCGCATAAAATGTGCAGACATTTTGTTACGTTTCCATGCTCGGTTTTGTTCGAAAGCATCTTTGGGTCGAGTCCATTTTTTGTGATTATCTTCTGGGTCACCCATCAATTCTTTCATTAAAAGTCCTGAGGCCATGGCTCCTGCTCCGCTTGCAAGTGAATTCCCAAACCCTTCAGCAAAACCGCCTTCATTAAATTTTGGAATTTTACCTTGATTCATTAGGTTCATGTTTCCAATGCCAAGTCTTGAAACTGCTTCTTTACCCATCACAAATTCTCCGTTGGTGAGCATCGAAGGAACTTGTCCGCCTTTGTTTAATCGAACCGGGCCGCCTTGGTAGTTACCGTTAGTCTTCTTAGTCGTATCGGTTTGATCGATACCGCTGGGGCTCGCAACAGAGGTTTTCGGCATTGAGTTTATTGCTCCTGTTAAAGAACTAATATTGCTGGAGAGGTTCGAGATGCTTGTTGCTAGATCAACCCTTATCGCGTTGTCAAGACTCATTGTTGCAGCAAGTGCCGGATCCTCTCCTTCGTCAAACATGCTGCCAAAAGCTTGATCCATTATTTGCTGAGTGAACATTTGGTTTAGTTGATCCAAGACTCCTATGGCAGCACCACGCATTGCGTCCTCCCAATCGCTTCCTTCTCGAATAACTTTCATCATGGCGTCGCTCATGTTTTTAGAGAATGTTTCGGGCAAAACTTTTCCAAGTCGATGGCTAAAAGTAGCGGCTCGATCATTAGCATCCTTGAATGCCATTTGCATGCCGTTCGCAAAAGCATCCTGTCCATGAACAAATTCATGCTGGATCTTTACAAGTTCTTGCATATTCTTAAACCGTTCGTCTTCTTGCTCAAGCAGTTTCCCATTTCCTTGGATCATTTTTTCTACATTTTCAAGCTGAGATTCTAAACTCTGATGAACCCCCTCCCCTAGCGTTTCCGCGTTGCCCTTGTCATGCAGTCTTGCTTGTGCAAGTAATTCGGTGGGAGACATTGTATGCATGCTTTCTGCACCCATATTTTCTTCAAAGCCACTACCCTTCATGATTGTTTGAATTCTTTTTCGAGCAGTATTTTCTCGGTCCTCCACCGTAAACGCTCTTTTTACATTATAGCCGACCGTAGCTTGATTTCTTGCAAAATTATATTGTTGAGTAGCAGTGCCTCCGCCGATCCTCGCAAGGGACATTTGCCCTTGTAAATCTTGGTTTTCTAGCATTAGACTAGAGTATTTATCCGCAAACGCCTTTCCGGTGTCCCTGCTTTCTTGTAATTCTTTAAGTTTTTGAGCAATAGTAACCCTATCTTCAAGAACTTTATTGATATCTCTTTCATTATCGAGCTTGTCTTCAGCAAGATCTTTTTCACCCTTCGCTTTTTCAAATGCGCTATCCCTAAGCTCATCTTGAGCTTCGTAAAACCTTTTAATTGAGTCGTTTAAAAGATTTTGCTCATTCACCATAACTAAAATTTGTCTAAACTTTTCCGGGTCTATATTTGCGACAGCCTTATCGAGCTCTCCCGCGTTAGCGAGGTTATTAAATTCCTGTAAACCCCCTTTTCCAAGAATTTTCTCAAGTCCCTCTTGTCCTTGCCCCGACTCAAAAACATTTTTCATTTCTTGCCCAAGTCCACTTGAAGTGTCTTGAGATTTTTGAATGAAAGCATTCTTCATAGTCTTGAGTGCGTTGAGTTGAGCTTGCTTTTGTCGAGAGTTTATTTTGTTTTGCTCCATATTGTGTTTCATTTGCCCTTTTGCGGTTGCCGTCAAGGATTTGCTATAGAGTTCTAATGCAGCATTATTAGTTTTATTTTTCTCGACTAGATCTCGGTCGAGTTGATTTTTTTGAGCCTGAAATTGAGCGTCGGAAATAGCCTTGACTCTCAGAAAATTTAATTGCTTCCGCTCTTGCTCTTGGACTTTGTCATTATTTTCAATAGCATCTTCAAGTTGCGCTCTTTGTTTTTGCCTAAATTCCTCAAGATTTTTTCTACCAACCCCCTTAGTTCCTGTTTCCATTCCAAATTTTGCTGCAGTTTCGTCTCGAAGA